TGAAGCTAAGTTAGATGTAGGTTATGAAACTATAAAAATAGAATGGGAAGATTTAGCTTATAGAAAATATACACCTGATTTTATATTACCTAATGGTGTAATAATAGAAACAAAAGGATTGTTCACACCTACAGATAGACGTAAACATATACTAATACAAAAGCAACATCCAGAATTAGATATAAGATTTATATTTACAAACAGTAATAAAAAATTAAACAAAAAATCTAAAACAACATATGCAAAGTGGTGTGAGAAACATGAATTTTTATATGCTACAAAAGTTATACCAAAAGAATGGTTGAATTGTAATTTAGAAATAGATATACCAGAGTTTATTAATTTTAAAGGGATAAAACATTATGTATGATGAAGGTGAAGAAGTAGAAGAACTTACTATGGAAAGTGCAGCATCTAAATTAAAAGAAGATAGTGTTGCTGTTGTAATAAAACCATCTTTTAAAAATAATAAATGGACAGGTAAAGTAGATTTAAGTGCTTTGATTATGCCAGTAGCTAGATTAGAAGATGCTGAACATGATTTACTTAAAGATACTATGTATGGTTTAGTAACATGCTTTCATTTATTAAATACAGATCAAGACTTTGCTGATAGAGTTAGTGATGAAATGGATAGTATGGCTAGGTCTGGAGAGTTAGAGAACTTAAAGAAGAAAAAAGATATATCTCATATATCATCATGGACTAAAACTGAAGGCACTGCATAATGAGTTTGTATGGAGAGTATTTAGGAAATGCTCGTAAACAAATAGAAGAAGAAACTAAAATTTGCGATGCTTGTGGAGAAGTGCATGGTGAAGAAGCACTTCCCTTTAAAGATAAAAATATTTCAGAGTATAAAACTTTTGAACATTCAGCTAATAAAGATATGGTTAATCATCCTGAACATTACAATAAAGGTACATACGAAACTTATGATGTAATTGTAGATACATTAGGTAAGCATGAAGCTATTTCGTATTGTCAAGGTAATATACTTAAATACATTATGAGAATGTGGAATAAAGATAAACCTTTGCAAGATGCAGAAAAAGCTGAGTGGTATTTGAAAGCTATGATAAAGTTGTTAAAAGAAACTAAGGGAGTTAATTGGTAATGGATAAGATAAAGATAAATTTATCTAGGGATAAGTTGCTATCAGAACAAGCAACACAATTGCTAAAAGATTATTATATGATTAGAGGAGAGTCTTCCCCACAAGAAGCTTTTGCTAGAGCAGCACTTGCTTATTGTAATGATGACTATAGGTTTGCTCAAAGAATATATAACTATGCTAGTAAACAATGGTTTATGTTTGCTAGTCCAGTTCTTAGCAATGCTCCTAGATGGGGTGAGTCATTTAAAGCTTTACCTATTAGTTGTTTTTTAACTTATGTAGGTGATACATTAGAAGATTTAATTGCACATAATACAGAAGTTGCTTGGTTATCTGTTAAAGGTGGTGGGGTTGGAGGTCATTGGTCTGATGTAAGGGCAGTCAGTGATAAAGCTCCAGGTCCAATCCCATTCCTCAAAGTTGTAGATAGTCAAATGACTGCATACAAACAAGGTAAAACTAGAAAGGGAAGCTATGCTGCGTACATGGATATTGATCATCCTGACATTATTGAGTTTATCAATTTTAAGTTGCCTACTGGCGGTGATGCTAATCGTAAGTGTTTCAACTTATTCAATGCTGTTAATGTAACTAATAAGTTTATGAAACGACTTGAGGCTAATGAGATAATTGAACTGAAAGATCCTCATACAGGTCTCTATAAAGATAGGATTCGAGCTAGAGAATTATGGGAACGTATACTTGAGGCTAGATTTAGAACAGGTTCTCCATATATTAACTTTATTGATACAGCTAATGAAGCATTGCCTGAAGCTTTAAAGCAACAAGGTTTAAAGATTCACGGTAGTAATCTATGTAATGAAATTCATTTGCCTACAAATAAAGATAGAACTGCTGTATGTTGTTTATCTTCTGTTAATCTAGAAAAGTATGATGATTGGAGAAGAACTCCTATGGTTAGGGATTTAATTCGTTTTCTGGATAATGTACTACAAGCATTTATAGATAATGCACCTAGAGAAATTATTAAAGCTAAGAAGAGTGCTCTTAGAGAACGATCATTAGGGTTGGGAGCTATGGGATTTCATGGGTATTTACAGAAATATAATACACCATTTGAAAGCCCTATAGCTAAGTCATTAAACAAAAGAATATTTAAGTATATAAAAGATGAAGCCTTATTGGAAACAAAGTTACTTGCAACAGAACGTGGTACTCCAGGTGATCTTTTTGGTACCAATGTTCGTAATGCACATCTTCTTGCTGTTGCTCCTAATGCCAATAGCAGTATTATTTGTGGCTGCACTGCTAGTATCGAACCTATTAAATCGAATGCGTATGTGCATAGGACAAGAGCAGGATCACACTTAATTAAAAATAAATATTTAACTGAAGTATTAAAGAAGTATAATTCTAATACTGAAAAGATTTGGCAGAGTATCATTATTAATGAAGGCTCTATACAACACTTAGACTTTTTATCAGACTATGAAAAAGATATATACAAAACAGCTTTTGAAATAGATCAAGCATGGGTAATAGAACATGCAGGTGATAGACAAGAATATATATGCCAAGGACAATCAGTTAACTTATTCTTTCCATCAGGCAGTGATAAGAGTTATGTAAACTCTGTTCATATAAAAGCATGGAAACAAAAGTTAAAGGGGCTTTACTATCTTCGTACTAGCTCTGGTAATCAAGCTGAAAAAGTTAGTACACAAGTACAACGAAATGCTTTAAAAGATGCAGAGGAGTGCATAAGCTGTCATGGATAAACGAAAAAAATTTGATTATAAATTATTTAAAGCTAATGATGAGTTAGCTAGAAATATTGGAAAACAATATTGGCAGGACTTAGGATATCTTTGCTATGATAACCCAGATAAATATGGTCCTGATTTGTGTGTTGATGAAAAGGTAACAGACATTACTGTAACTCAGAATTTTTATTGTGAAATGGAGATTAAACGTGCATGGAAAGGTAAAGATTTTAAATATAAAACTTGCCAAATACCCCATAGAAAAGCAAAGTATTTGGACTTCAATAAGTACGGTAGGACGACACATTTTTTCATCATTAATAATGAACAGGAATTTGCTTTCTTTATTAAAGGAGAAGATGTTGAAGCATCGCCAGTAGTAGAAGTACCTAATAGGTATGTACCTTCAGGTGAAATGTTTTTTCAAGTACCATTAAATAAATTAAAATTAATAGAGCTAAAGAAAGATGATAAAGACAACAAAACCAACGAAGAGTAAGAAAGAAAATAAAGTAGATATTGATTCAGTAGAAGTAATTCATTGGAGAGATGCTTTATCAGATCATGGATGGAGTGAAACTAGAGAAGCTGAATTAGCAGAGGTAGTATCTGTAGGATTTTTAATAGCAGAAAATAAAAAAGCAGTAATGATAGCAACAACTTGGGCCGAACCAGAAAGTAATGGTCGGATGAATATACCAAAGGGATGGATTACAAAGAGATATAAAGTAGATATAAGGGAAAAAGAGACAGTTTTAACTACTATGACATTGCCAAAAAATAGCTTGCAAAACTCGTAGTTTTCTATACAACTATTCCTACCCCCTAATAGATACATCCGTATCTAATATACCCCTTTTAACAACATGGAGATAGAACTATGAGCTTATTGTCACCTTCAAAAACGTACAAGCCCTTTAAATACCCTTGGGCTGTAGACTATGCAATTAAATCAGAGAAGGCTCATTGGGGTGAATGGGAGTGTAAGTTACAAGATGATGTAGCACAGTGGCAGTCTGGTAAATTAACTGATGCTGAAAAGAATCATATTACTCAAATACTTAGGTTGTTTACTCAAAGTGATGTAGCTGTAGGTACAAACTATCTGGAGTGCTACATACCTAAGTTTAAAAACAATGAGATAAGAGCTATGTTAACTAGCTTTGCAAACAGAGAGTTTGTACATCAAAGAAGCTATGCATTACTTAATGATACTTTAGGATTACCTGAAGAAGAGTACTCTGCTTTCCTAGAATATGAACAAATGAAAGATAAGATAGACTTTATGACTGATATAGATGCTAACTCTGTAGCAGGTTTAGGTAAAGCTATTGCCCGATCTGTACTTAATGAAGGCATGTCATTATTCTCAGCTTTTGTTATGCTACTCAACTATCAGAGATACGGTAAGATGAAGGGCA